GCGTCGTGCTTGCTCAACTCGGGCAGTTCCTCGCCGGGCTGGATCACGGTGCGCACACCGTCCACCATCACCGCCGTGGCCACCATCGCAATCAGTTTGCTCATTGGGAAAGTTCCTTTTCTGTTTCGGATACCCCGCAGGAACCAAGTCCTGCGGGGGTCTCACAGGCCGTTGCCGGCCATCGCCTTGGGGGGTGTTACTTGGGGTTGGTGAACAGGAAGCCTGCGGTGTTGTAGGCCACGTTCGGGCGGCGCTCGTAGGTGGCGCCGTAGATCCAGCTCTTGGATCCGGGCTCGTAGTACGGGGTCTCGGCGAAGGGGTGGCCTTCGATCACGTTGGTGAAGCCGAAGGCAGGCTCAGCCAGGCTGATGTCCGCCGTGCCACCTGCGCCGATGTTCGGCACATAAGCCAGGATGGCGTTGTTGCCCCACACATCGCGGCCGGTGTCGGTCTCGTCCACCCACACCGCATCGCCCACCACGATCTCCTTCACCTTCAGGATCGTCTTGAGCTGCTCGTGCGTGGCCGGTCCCATCTGCGAGTCGGGCAGGTAGGAGCGCACCTCGGCGTTGTTGACCAGCGCGGACTCGGCGTCGGCCGACAGCGTCAGCCGGTTCGGGCGCTTACCGATCTTCTTGCGGATGATGTCCGAGGCCGCGAGGATGTCGGTCACCGGCGTGCCGGTGGCCGCGCTCCACTTGGTGACACCGGCCAGCGCCAGCACATGGCCCGAAGCGTAGGTTCCCACTGTGGTGGCCAGGCCCGCCACTTCCAGCTCGTAGTCCAGGCTCAGGATGTCGTTGGCCGTGGTCATCGCGATCTTGCTGACGTCGAGGTAGTTGCCCACGTTCAGCTTGCGGCTCTCATCGGCCTCGCGCAGCAGCTCGCGCGGCATCGGCACTTCCACTGCGTACTGGTCCACCGAGTAGGTCACACCCTCGAACTTGATGTTCACCCGCTTGGTGGGCGAGCCCGGTGCGCGGCGCAGGTTGTAGCGGCGCAGGCGTTCGTCGCCCAGCTTGGCCAGGTTGACGCTGGAGAGCGTCTGCGGCAGGCGCGGGAACAGCTTCTCGGCAACCATCGTGCCCTGTCCCATGCCCAGCAGCAGGCTGGACAGGATCGGGTTTTGTTTCAGCCGGATTTCGGCAAGGGTCATGCTCATGGTGGTGAGTCCTTCGGGGGTTGAGGTGTTTGGCGGGTGATCAGCTGGTGAACGAAGTGGTCACAGCGTTCAGCGCTTCGGCGTAGCTCACGCCCTTGTTCGAGGCCATCCAGGCCTTGGCCGCCTGGTCGATCTCGGCGTCGGTCTTGCCCTTGGCGCCGCCCGCGCCCTGGGGCATGCGGCCGCCAGCGAACTCGCCGAAGCTCACGACCGGCTTGGCGTTGCCAATCAGGTCCTGCAGCCACTGCGCCGGGCTCACCTTGCGCGTGGTGTCGCCCTCGGCGAACTCCACCGGCTGCGCGTCGGCCAGGGCGTCCAGCGTGGCCACGGCCATGTCCTTGTCTTTCGGCAGCAGCGTGCCGGCCTTCACCTGGGCTTCGGCGAACGACACGAAACCGGCCTTGCGGTCGGCGCGGGCCTTCTCGGCGAAGCTCGCGGCCGTGGCCTCGGCATCGGTGGCCTTCTTGGTCGCTGCAGCAGCTGCAGCGGTGGCCGTGGCGGCAACAGCGTTGGCCGCTTCCAGATCCTTCTGGGCCTTGGCCAGCTTCTCTTCAAGTTCCTTGCTCATGTCGTCGGGCTCCTGTGGTGTGACGGTTGAAACGGGTTCAGAAAAACAGACGGCGCCCTCGGCGTCGCCTTCGGAAAACTGGATGTCCTTCAGGCCCGCAATGGCCGGCGGCTGCGCGCCCAGGAAGGCGACGTGCCGCAAGTACCACTTGCCGGGTGTCGGGTTGTTGGGTGCCTGGGGCGGGTAGAACGAAGCGCTGCGCTTCTTGAAGCGGCCCGTGGTCACCATCTCGGCAAACTGCGGCTCCACCTGGTGCGGCGTGATCGCCAGTGCGCCGCTGTCCGTGCGCGAAAGCGACTTGACCCAGCCGTAGGCCGGGAGGTTGTCTTTGGGGTGACCCACCGTCAGCGGCGCCTCACGAAGCGCTGGGTCGTAGCCGGCCACCATGCCGTCCACGTCTGACTCACTGAATGAGTGCACGACGCCGGCATCGTCAATGTGACGACCAGGCCGGAACACCTCAATGTTCGAAGGCAAGCCGATCTGCGGGAACTTCCATGCAGACTGGCCTGGTGCAACGGGCTTGTGGGTGGTGGCGGTTGAAGGCATGGACCGCACTGTCGCGCGGCCTGCCACCCTGCGCTAAATGGAGCGCGTCAATTCTTCTCGCCCAAAACAAAGGCCCCGCGCGCGCGAGGCGGCAGGGCCTGTATTTCCTCCTCTCCCGTGGCGGGAGCGGGGTGATGTCTGCGGGCTGGTCAGTCCAGCGCCAGGCGTCCCTGGCGCAGCGCGATCTGCTCGCGCCGCCACTCTACTTCGATTTTCCGGATCCGTGCCTCGGTCAGCCCGGTGGCGTCGGCCGCATCACGGTATGAGGCGCCGCGGTTCAGCATCTCGATCGCCCGCTTGGCCCGCGCACTGGCCGCCAGCATAGCGCCCACCGGAATGTACGGCTGCGTGCCGCCCTGGTCTTGAGCCAGACCCAGCGTCAACGCCATCGCCAGCTGCGCCAGCGCATCGACACCCACACCTTCACCGCCAGGCGCCGAGATCAGCGTCACGAAATGGCTGGTGGCGAACTCGCGCCAGGTCTCTGGCCAGCTCGGCGGCATGCGCCGGCTCAACGGCTCCAGATCCGCCGCCGCCAGCTCGGCCAGCTCACGCCGCTCGAACATCTCAAACATGGTTCCCCCCCCTTTCAATCCATCGTTTCAGCGCCTCGATCAGCGTCACCAGCTGCGCGTCGGTGCACCACACCATCGCATTCACCTGCACCGTGCGCGCCACCCAGGCATTCAGCGCCGCGGCGCTGTTGTCCTGGATCTTGCCGTCGCGGTGCAGCTGGTGCCACAGCGCCCACACCTTGCGTTCCTTCGGCGGCGTGGCCGCTTTCTTCTCGGCAAACTGCTTTCCCGACATGGGCCGGCCGCGTGAAGGCTTCGCCACGCCCATGCGCTCGGCCTGCTTCTGCAGGTGGTCGCGCACCGCCCCGCGCTCGCGCTCGGCCAGCAGCTTGCTGCTGTTCTGGCCGGTCAGCTGCACCAGGAGCGCGCGGTAATCGTCGTCGGAGAGCTGCAGCTTGCTCTTGAGCACGTGGATGGCGGCGAGGTGGTTGCTCATGCGCAGCCTCCCACCGGTTGCAGAACGATCAGCCGCGGCTGACCGCCCAGCGTCTGCGCCAGCAGGCCACCATCGGCCGTGCGCGCCAGCGCCACCAGGCTGCCCACATGCTCCTGCAGGCGCAGACCGGTGTAGCTATGGCGGCCATGGTGCACCAGCGCCCCAACCTGAACGCGCCGCAGAAACCAGTTCGATGCCAGGCACGCACCCCGGCTCTTGTGCGTTTCCCAAGCGGTGATGATCTTGCGCGGGTCAGCGGGCCAATACCCAGCGCGCACCCGGTGCACCTGCTTGCGACTGAGCCCGAGCACGTCCGCGGCCTCGCTCACCGATCGAGCGGCCAGAAATGCCAGCAATTCGGCGGGTGCCGATTCTGGTCCGTAGGAGCGTTTACCGGCCTGAGGCAACGCCAACGCACCAGCCCGACGTCCTTCGCGGCTTCTACCCCTGTGCAAATCGTTTCCTTCGGCATTCGCACCCGTCACCGGCTCTTCAATGTTCATGTCGCTGTCGGTTTTCATGATTTCAGGCGTCTGGAGTCAGGTGGTGGCCGGCTTGAAACCGGGCGGCTGCTTGATGGCCCAGCGGTCGCACACGGCGTACAGCGTGACCAGGTAGCCGCCCTGGCGGCATTGCAAGCTGTCGGCGCCGGTCTTTTGCACGTGGTTGCAGCTGGCGCAGCGCTTGCGCAGCGTGGCCGGCACAAAGCCCTGGGCGTTTTTGGCCGCGATGATCGGGCTGGTGCTCATGTGTTCACCCAGCCTTCCGGGCGCGACCAGCGCTTGAGCACGTTGTGCGTGCCCACCGGGCGACCATTGGCGCCTTCACGCGCCATCACCACGCGAGCTGTCGTCTTGTCTCCGTAGGCCAGGCGCAGCGCCTGGTCGAGGTGGTCGAAGAACTCGTCGGGCAGGTCGGTGGCATCGAAGTCCAGGCCACCGCGCCAAGCGCCGGACTGGTTGATCTGGAGTTGGACTGGACGGGTCATGCCGGGCTCCCCATCACCACATCACCACCAAACGGCTCAACCTTCTTGATCGGGTACTTGATGAACGACTCAACGCCATTGCTCAGGCGCACGCCCATTCGAAGGCCGACCATCGGCAGCGTGGTGATCTCCAGACCCACCCAGAGGTCAGCCTGAAAAGGCTCACAGCCCACCACGTGGCGGTCCTTGATGTGCCAGGTCAAGAAGTCCTGGCCGTGGTCCTCGAATGTCACCGTGGCTGCACCGCTGCGAGCGATTTCCTTTTCGGCGGCAGTGAGCATGGCGCACTGCATCGCCAGTTGTTTCATGGTTAGTGCGCTCATGACACCACCTCCAACCCCTTCAGGCAGAACACGCGGAACCGGGCCTCGCCTTCACGGCGGATCGTGATCTGCATCCCGCCCTTGCGCAGTGCCGTGGCCGCGGAGTTCACGCCGTGGCGATGTGCCTCGTCCACCAAGAAGCTCTGGCCCTTGCGCATCGTGCGCAGTTTGGCGGACCAGCGGTCTGTCAGGCGCACGGCCACGGTGGTGATGGGAACATGCTCATCGAACTGGATCGCTTCGATGTCCAGGTCGGGCGTCACGCGCGGTTTCCGCTGGGCCGGGGCTGAGCCATTGGTGATGGCCGACGGCGACAGATCAATTTGGCCGATGTTCGGGCCGGCGTAGTAGACCGTGCCGTTTTTGCACAGCAGATCGGCCTCCACCGCCTTGGCCAGCTGAACGCCCACGTTCTTCGGGTCGGCATGCCACTTGATGGCAATGTCGGCATTGGACAGTTCCTCGTCGGGCAGGCGCTTGAAATAGGCCACCACGCGGGCGGGCAGCGTGTCTTCTCGGGGCTTGGAGGTATTGATCATGCTGCCTGCTCCTCAGTCGCACCCTTCAGCAGCGTGTCCACCAGCTTGTCCACCTCGCTGTCGGTGGGCTTGATCACGATGGCGTCGCCCGCGTCCACCACGGCGCAGCCCACCTTTTTCAGCTCGGCCACGGTGAGCTGGGCCAGGGCGTCCTTGGCGGGCTTCTCCACCGTGGTGACCAGCACGTCTGCCTGGTCAGGGAAGTGCCGCTTGATCAGGCGCACCACCTGGTCGGCGTCGTCAAACGTGATGCCCCCCTTGCCCTTCTGGAAGCCGATCTTCACGCCGTGGTAGATCACGGTGCGCGGCTTCTTGAACAGGTCGGGGTTGGCTTCGATGATCTGCTTGAGCTGGTCGTGCCGCTCGGCCGCGCGGCAGATGGCGCGCTTGAGGGCGGGCATGTGGTCGCGCTTGAGGGCGTCGATGCCGTCGTTGAGCTGGGTGACGATCTCGGCCACTTTGCTGCGGGCCTCGGCGAAGGCCTTGGCGCTGGGTTCGATGTCGGTGAGTTTTGTCATGGTGGGTCCTGTGGTCAGTGGGCTTTGGCGTGGCGCTCGGCCACAACGGTCAGCTCATGGCTGATGTCGAATGCCATGGAAGAGGCG